CATACATCAAATGCAGGAAGTAAAGACTCATTAAGAGATGGATGTGTCATTTATGATGAGATACACAGATATGAAAATAGCGATGTTGTAGAAGTATTCTCTAGTGGTTTAGGTAAGGTTCCTAACTCTAGGGAATTTTTTATTACCACAGATGGATTCGTTCGTGAAGGTTACCTTGACAAGATGAAAGAGCGAGCAATGAACATCTTGAAAGGAAAAGAAAAAGAAGATAGGTTGTTCCCTTTTATTTGTAAGTTGGATAATCCTGAAGAGGTAGACAATCCAGATATGTGGGAAAAAGCAAATCCGATGTTTAGTAAGCCTATGAGTCAATATGCTAGAGGGTTGTTTAAAAAAGTTATGCGTCAGTATAAAAACCTTGAAAATGATCCATCTAACAGAGAAAACTTCATGACAAAAAGAATGAATTGGCCAGAAGTAGACTTAACAAAGGCTGTAGCCCCATGGGAAGAAATCATGCGAACAGGTTATGAAGAAGATGGGGAAACATTGAGAGAAATACCAGATTTAACACATAAAGTTGCTGTAGGCGGTCTAGACTACGCTAGTATTAAAGACTTTGCATCTGTGGGACTCCTTTTTAAACATAGGGAAAATTATATATGGAAAACTCACTCCTTTGTACGTAAAGGCTTCTTAGATAAAGTAAAGTTAAAAGCTCCTATTTATGAATGGGCTGAAAATGGGTTGCTAACTATTGTGGACGAACCTGTTATTAATATTTCTCACATAGTTGATTGGTTTGTAAAAATGCGTGAAATGTATGGCGTGAATACGATTGTTGCAGATACATTCCGTTTGGATCTTGTTAAAACAGCACTCGAAGCAGAAGGGTTTACATTGTTATATATTCGTAACCCAAAAGCGATTCATTCTTTATTAGCTCCAAGAGTTGAAACCCTATTTGCAAATGGTCAAATTATTTTTGGAGATAATCCATTAATGCGTTGGTACACCAACAATGTTTACGTTCATATTAAAAAAGATGGCAACAAAGAGTACTTAAAAAAAGATGAATTTAAGCGGAAAACGGATGGATTCCAAGCTTTTATTCACGCTTTATGGCAAGCTGATAATATTCTTGAAGAAGAAGTTGAGTTTATGCTACATGAAATAGATTTTTAAGGGGGTGATTGCAATTGGCTGGCTTGATAATGTGTTTAACAAGAATAAAGAATTAGATTATATGTACGATGATGATATAGTTTCAGAAACTTCAAATAGGGCTCATATGAAGCGATTAGCTGTAGAAACATGTGTATCTTTTTTAGGGAGAACAATTAGTCAATCGGAGTTCAGAGTTAAAAATGGTGATGAATTTTTAAAAGATGAACTGTATTATCGATTGAATGTTAGACCGAATAAGAATATGACAGCAAGCACTTTCTGGGAAAAGTTAATTCGCAAATTAATTTATGAAAATGAGTGTTTAGTCATTCAATCTGATGATAGCGACTTACTTATTGCTGATTATTTTCAACATAATGAGTTCGCCGTATTTGAAGATACTTTTACAAATGTAGTAGTAAAAGATTATGAGTTTAAGCGTTCATTTAAACAAAGTGAAGTAATTCATTTGAAATATCGAAATGATAAGCTGTCGCCTCTAATTGATGGCTTGTTCACTGATTATGGCGATTTATTTGGGCGGATATTAAGTTCTCAAAAACGTAAAAATCAAATTCGTGGTGTAGTAGATATAGAGGCTCAGACCGCAAAGTCCGAAGAAGGTCGAGGGAAATTGCAAAAGTTCGTTGAGAAAATGTATAAATCATTTGGAGAAAAAGATATTGCAATTGTACCTCAACAACCCGGTTTTAAATTCAGTGAGACATCTTCTGGTGGTGGAAGTTCTGGGCAAAGTGTGGAAGAAATCAATAAAGTAACAAATGGTTTTTTAAATCAAGTCGCAATGGCTATCGGAATTCCAATAGCTTTGTTATATGGAGAAATGGCTGATGTGGAGAAGCAAACCAAAAATTACATGCTCTTTACAGTGAAACCTTTGTTAAAAAAGATTTCAGATGAAGCAAACGTGAAGTTTTTCGAAATGAGAGATTATCTTGAGGGACAAAAAATTGAAGTGAAGGCCGTTTCTTATCAAAGTATTTTTGATCTTGCAACAAGTATCGACAAACTCGTTTCCTCAAGTGCATTTACTGGAAATGAGATTCGATTAGAAGTTGGATATGAATACTCAGATGATCCAAATCTCAATATCCATCATATTACGAAGAACTACAAAAAATTAGATGAATCCGAAGGAGGTGAGAAAGAAAATGACGGTGAAAATTGATGTGAAAGGCCCAATTATTTCTAATGATGAGGCTTGGATTTATGATTGGTTTGAAATGGATGCTACAAGCCCAGGTAAGATTACAAAACAACTCGATAACGCAAATAGTGAGGATTTAATTGTATCGATTAATAGTCCTGGTGGCTATGTAGATGAGGGGTCAGAAATTTACACAGCATTAAAAAATTATCCTGGTCATGTGGAAGTTCAAATTGTTGGTTTAGCAGCAAGTGCGGCTTCTGTAATTGCTATGGCTGGTGATAAAGTTCGAATTTCTCCAACAGCAAAAATTATGATTCACAACGCCGCTAAGTGGCATGGTGGAGATCATCGTGACATGGAAAAGGCGGCCGAGATGTTGAAAATAACAGATCGAGCAATTGTGAATGCCTACGTCATTAAAAGTGGTAAATCAGAAGAAGAACTACTTAATATGATGGCTGAAGAAACTTGGATGGGTCCACAACAAGCATTAGAAAATAACTTTGCGGATGAAATCATGTTTATGGAGAATACAGTTAAAATGACAGCTTCAAGTGCCAACTCTTCCATGATTCCGCAAAAAGTAATCGATGGTTTTAGAAACGGAACACTGAGCAAGGAGAAATCACAAGGAATTACAAAAGAAGATTTAAACGTAGCTTTATCAGGGTTGAAAAATGAAATTCTGAATGATTTACAAATGAATACAAATCCAAAAGAGCCTATTCAAGTTCCTGTTCAATCGAAACAGAATTTGGGTACGCTCTTTTTATCTTTAGGAGGAAAATAAAATATGGTGATTAAATTTAATAACTTTGAAGAAAAGAAATTAGCATTTGCAAAAGCGACTCAGGAAGGTACAGCAGAAGAGCAATCGGTAGCATTGAATTCTATGATTGAAGCACTTGCTACAGATGTTCGTTCAGATATTTTAAATCAAGTAAATGAATCAATGGTAGATCGTTCAATTATGCAATCTCGTGGTGCGAATGTATTAACAAGTGAGGAAATGAAGTTCTTTAATGCAGTTGTGGAGGAAGGCGGCTTTAAGTCTACTGAAACATTACCAAAAACGACTCAGGAACGAATCTTTGATGATTTAGTTGAAGATCATCCTTTCTTACAACATATTGGTTTAGAGAATTTAGGGGCTGTAACAGAATTTATTTATGGAGATCCAGAAGGGGCAGCAGTATGGGGACCGTTATTTGATGGTATTAAAGGGCAATTAAATGCTACATTCCGTAAAGATAGCATCTCACAACTTAAATTAACGGCATTTATTCCATTAGCAAATGACATGTTGAAGCTTGGACCTGTATGGGTAGAACGCTACGTTCGTACAATGATTACAGAAGCTATGAAGGTAGGGTTAGAACGTGGATTTGTGGCTGGTACAGGTAAAGATGAACCTATTGGATTATTAAAAGATCCAAGTGGAAGTGTTGTGAATGGAATATATCCAGATAAAAAGCCAGTAGGCACTTTAACGTTTGAACCAGGTCGTAAAACAATTAACGAATTAAAAGGTGTAGTGAAATTACTAGCTAAAAAATTAAATGGTGATGGTAAAACTGATTCAGATCGACCAAAAAATATTGCTGGGAAAGTAGTTATGGTAACAAATCCATTTGATACTTTTGATATTCAAGCAAACGCGACAATTCAAAATGCAGCTGGGGTATATGTGACAAGTTTACCATTCAATCCAATCCTTACAGAATCGGTATTTGTACCTCAAGGGAAAGTATTATTCTTTGTCAAAGGTCAGTATGTTGCAGCGATGGGCGGAACAGAGCCAATCAAAAAATATGAAGAAACATTAGCTTTAGAAGATGCAACAGTTTATATTGCCAAACAATATGCGACAGGTAAGCCGAAAGATAAATATACATCTCAAGTTTATACATTGAAACTGGAAGAAACACCAGCAGCAACTAAATAAGGAATGATGTGAATGGAAACAGTAATTCCAAATGTAATACTACAACAATTTAAAGATAGGATGCGCTTAGGTGATGAGGAAGACGAGAACCTAAAGCGTATCCTTTCTATGTCTAACAAGGCATTACTTAGGGTTTGTGGGGATTATGATTTAAATACTAACGAGGAGTTCAAGGAATTGGTCTTTGAACGATCTCGTTATGTCTATAACGATGCCTTAGAGTATTTTGACAAGAATTTTTTAAGTCAGATTAATAGTTTAAGCATTGATAAAGCTTTAGAAGAGATTAAACTGGGCGGTGATTAATATGCAACCGCTTAGATATAAAAAACCATTGAATGCAGCAAAGTTAAATAAACGAATCACACTTGAGCATAAAGCAGAAATGAAGGATGAAGAGGGAAATGCACTTCCATCCGGATGGAAAGAGTTTGCTAAAGTTTGGGCAGAACCTAAAACACCATTTGGTACAGGTTTTAGGTCAGAAATATTTCAAGGAAATGCAGAGTTTGTTATTAAATTAATAAACTTTACGATTCGATATCGAGAAGGTATTCATTCAGCAATGCGTGTAAGGTATGATGAGAAGTTATACGAGATTAAGTCAGTTATTGATATCGACGAACAACATAAGGAAATGTGCCTTATTTGTGAGGAGCGATTGAATTGGCAGAATTAGAAGTTTTCGGCATTGAGGAATGGATTAGGGATTTAGAACAATTAGGACAAGATGTTCCTCAAATCACAAAGCAATCATTACAAGCTGGAGCAAAGGTATTCAAAAAGAACTTAGAAAGAAATTCTCCTGTCGGTCCGGAGGTACAAAAACCAACTCCAAAACAATCATGGCGAGATGGAAAACACGCTAAGGATGCTATTCATATAGGGAAAGTTATAAAGAAAGGCAATTCCTATTCAATTGAAATTGGATGGGACAAATCGGATAATTCTCCGCATTATTATATGAAATTTCAAAACTGGGGAACAAGTAAAAATCCAAATCCACCGCACAAAGGGTTTGCTGAGAAAACTTTAATCCAAAGTGAAAAAGAAGCCTTAAAAGAAATGGAAAGAGAATTTATGCGGAGGATTACAGGCTGATGAAAAATTTTAATAAGGAAATATTTGATGTTTTACGTACAGATGTAGTTATTAAATCTGAGTTAGGTGGAGAATTTATATATCAATTTGTTAAAGGAAATGACAAAACAGATATATGGATTACATTTTCAGAGTTAAATAGTTCTCCTGGGCTATATGCAGAGAATGAGGAAAAAACCACTAACGTTATGTATCAGGTTGATATATGGTCAATGGCACCAATCAAAACGCAATTAAAAAGTGCAGTTCAGGCAGCTATGAAAAAGCTGTCTTTTCAGCGTTTAAGCACTTATCCAGATTATGAAATGGATACAAAAATTTATCGATATGGTTTTCGTTTTGTAACGGAAATTATTAATTAAGGAGGAAAATGAAATATGGCAATGACAATAGATTTTAGAGATTTACATTATGCGGTTTTAAATGAAACATCAGATGGTAAATTTAATTATTCTACACCAAAACGAATCGGTAAAACAGTTAGTGGGAAAGCATCACCAAAAGCGGAATCAGTAACTTTTTATGCTGAAGGTGGACCAGCAGCAACAGCTAGTGCATTTGGTGGAACAGAAATTGAATTAGAAGTTGATACATTACCTTTATCCGTTTATGCCGAATTGTTAGGTAAAAAGGTTGTAAAAGGTCAAGTTGTAGATAATACAAGTGATGTTCCTCCTTATGTAGCATTGCTATATCGTTTACCATACGACAACGGAAAAAATCTATATGTATGTTATTACAAAATGAAGTTTGAGCTTCCAAGTGATGAACATAAAACAGCAGAAGATAAACCAACATTCCAAAGCGCAAAAATTAAAGGTAAGGCAATTCAACGTTCGGACGGTAATTGGAGACATCGATTAGATGAAGAGGAAGAAGGACACGATGCAGCAGTTGCAGCAAAGTGGTTTAAAGAAGTACCAGCTCCACCAACAGAAACAGCCCCACCAAGTGGGAAATAAGTAAGAAAAGGGATGGCGAAATGCCATCCTTATTTTTATTAAGGAGGAAACAGATTATGAAAATCACATTACAAAATGCAGAAGGTAAAAAAGATTTCTATTTGCCACAATTTATCCCAGGTTCAGCTACTTTTGAAGCTTCAACATTAGCTGATGAATTACAAGCAGATCTTGTACCTAAAGAAACGATTGAAAGAGCAGCTAATTTCGTTGCCAGTGTGTACGGAAATCAATTTACAGCACAGGAATTTGTGGATGGCACTCATGTATGGTTTTTAAGTCTTACCATTCATTCTGTTTGTTTAACAATTATGGGACGCTTAAATGATGCGATTAAGGTAATGGAAACGGTAGAAGATGCGAAAAAAAAGTTAATGGCACAACTAGAAATGAAACCGACGGAGGAAAAATCAAATATAGCGACGCTGTAATTGATATTTATAACATATTGATGGATGCAGGTATGACACAAAATCAAATCAATGAAATGGATATTGCGTTTTACTTTACCTGTTTAGCGAGAAAACAAAAAGCAAATCGAGTGACAACAGCAGATAAAGTACCAATGTGGTTGTAAGGGTAGGTGAGAATTTGAATGGCACTAGGAGATAATACAATTGGTGGTCGTGTCCGTTTGGATACAGATCAATTCGAAAATGGGATTGCGGGCATTAATAGAAGTCTGAAAAGAATAGATGCTGAATTTCGTAACACGTCTGAGCAGTTACGTGGAGTTGGTTCAGAGATGGATCAACTGGAGAATAAGGCAAACCATTTAAATCAAAAAATTGAAGCGCAGACGCAAAAAATGAAGCATTATGAGCAAGCTTTGAGAACTTCACAACAAAAGCAACAGGAAATGCGTCAAAAATGTGAGCAGTTGGCTACCTCTATGCAACAATTAGAGCGAGAAATCCAGGAAAGTACACAAGCATATGGGAAAAATGCACAAGAAACAAAAGACTTACAAGCTCAATATAATCATTTACAGCAAGAATATAAGCAAGGTACACAGTCTTTACAAAGATTAACCGCTCAAGTTTCTAGAAATGATACTGCTTTTCATAACGCTTCAGCAGCTTTACATCGCTATCGTAATGAGCTAGGTGATACAGAAGAAAGAATAGAGCGATTGGGTAATGTTTCTGGAAGATTACGTGAGCGTATGAACGAAGTTGGAAACACAATGCAGGAAACTGGTACGAAAGTGAGCCAAGGGTTTGGTGCAGCAGCAGTTGGCGTGGCGGCTGGAGTTGGAGCTTTAGTCGCAAATGCAAGTCAATTTGAAGAAGCAAACAAGAAGGTACAATCTGGTCTAGGATTAACAAGGGAAGAAAGTTTAAAGGTTAGTGCTGTAGCCAAAGAAGTATGGCGCGAAGGCTATGGGGAAGATTTAGCTAGTGTCAGTGATTCTTTAGTTAAAGTAAAGCGCAATATTAAGGATATTAATGATGATGATACTTTAAAACAAGTAACTCGTGATAGTGAAATCTTAGCAGAAACAATGGAATCAGATGTAAACGAGGTAACTCGTGGTGCAGCCCAATTAATGGGACGCTTTGGTTTATCTGGCCAACAAGCATTTGATTTATTAGCACAAGGTTCTGTAAAGGGTTTAAACTACTCAAATGAGCTATTTGATAATTTAAGTGAGTATGGTCCTTTGTTCCATGAAATGGGATTTAGTGCAGATGAAATGTTCACAATTCTCATTAACGGTTCGAAAAATGGCGCATATAACTTGGATTATGTGAATGACGTTGTAAAAGAATTTGGTATCCGTGTAAAAGATGGTAGTAAGTCCACAACAGAAGCAATGGGTCAAATGAGTAAAGAAACGCAAAAAGTTTGGAAAGCGATGCTAGAAGGAAAAGCGACTTCCAAAGATGTTTTTAATGCTGTTTTAAATGAGTTACGAACAACGGATGATCAAATGAAAGTGAATCAGTTAGGCGTTGCACTTTTCGGCGTGAAATGGGAAGACCTTGAAGCTACTACTATGTTATCACTAAATAATATGGAAACGGGTTTAGGAAACTATAGTGGTGCCATGAATAAAATGGTTGACGGTTACGATACAAGCGCAAAGCAATGGAAATCTGTAACAAGAGAACTACAAATTGCTTTGGAACCACTTGGTAAAGTTATTTTAGATATTGCTAAGCAAGCTATACCAGAATTAAAAGAATCTATAAAAGGCGTCGCGGATTGGTTCAACGGGTTAGATGATAGCTCTAAAAAAGTATATGGAACAGCTTTGTTACTAGCCCCAGCAGTTATGGGAGTAGTAAGTGCGCTTGGGTTCCTTTCTTTTGGTATTGGTGCAATTATAGCAAATCCGATTGTAGCCACAATTGGCGGAGTTGTAATTGGACTTGGTGCTTTAGGTTTTGCTTTCGCAGATGCCGGTAAAAAAGCGCAAAAAGCAGAAGAAGACAGCCGGAAATTTGGCGAGGGTGTAAGCGAAGGTACAAAAAAAGCAATTGAAGGCTACGTAAACTTAAAAGAAAAAGCTTTTAAAACATTAGACGAAATCCCAGTACTTACTGGAGATAAAGCAAAAGAAGCTGTACAACGTGCTCATGATGAGTTCGGGAAATTAGCTGACGAAGCGATTCAAGCAATAAATAAAGATAAAGGTAAATTTCAAGCTCATTTAGATAGTTGGTTTTCTGGCGAAACCGATCCCGCTGTACAACGTGCAAAAGAGAAAATTTTAAATAACCAAATGGAAGTGTATAAGGCGCAAGAAGAAGCTGTTATTAAGGCGAATGAGAAGATTCAAAATTTACTTAAACAATACAATGGCCAAATTTATAAAATGAGTGCAGCGGACAAAGAAGTGTTTCTTACGGCTTTGAAAGCAATTGATGCTGAAGTAGGAAAATCAGCAGCTAAAAGTGTGGATGAAATTCAAAAAATCGGAAAAGCGATGGATAATTTTAACAAAAATACGTCCGTTGAAACCATTAAAGGCAAAGTAAAAGAATTAGGTTCGGAGTATACAAAACTTACAAATGATTTAGATAAAGCAAGACAAAAAGAAATTGAATTCGCTAAAAGTCACATTAAAGATTCTGAAGACCAAAAAGCAACAATTGCTCAAATCAATAAAAAATACTCTGAACAGTCCGTCCTTATAACAAAAGGGTATGAGCAACAACTTCAACAAGCGCAAAAAGTGTTAGAATCCAAAGGTGTTGAGATGGATTTAACAACAGGTATTACGAAGGCTGAAACTGAGAAAATTAAAATTCAGGGCCGAGGATTCGGAGAGTACGTTAAGAATTCCGAAATCATTGAAAGCAAAAATGAGAATCTGTTCAAGCGACTTCAAGATAGAGCTTCAAAAGAAGCTGATCTGAGAAAGAAAAGTGCTGATGAAGTAAAAACATATGGAGAGTCATTAATTGCAAATTCCAATATCGTTTATGATAATCTTTTCCAGTCAACTCGTGAAAAATCTATTGAAGTTGCAAATGATATTGCGAAAACATTTGAAGATGGAAGTAAAACGATTGATTTAGGAGAGCAAGGTTGGGTTGCAGTAGAAGAGTTTGTTGATGGAATTAAATCTGGTAAGTATAAGGTTCAAGATGTAGCAATTGCAATTATAAATACTATGCGGTCAGAAATGGGTAATAAACCATTGACACCGGAAGGTATTAAAGTTATGACTTCATTTACCGATGGTTTTAAACAGATGAATATTGGGGAGGTCGCATCTAAGTTAAACTTAGATTTAAAGAAAAATCTTGATATAGATTTAGGACCACTTGGGAAAATGAAGACTACACAATTTGTAAATGGATTACACGAGGGCACAGTAGGTATTGACGCTGTGTTTATTTTTTTTCAACAACAGTTATCTAAATTAACAGCAGCAGATTTAGCACAAGACGGCACTCGTATAATGGCTACGTTAAAAACTGGTATGGAAACAGGATTTATTAATGTACAAGACGTGCTCAATACATTGGGAGTTAATATTGAAGATAAGACTAAGTACAACTTAGGGCCAAATGGAGAAGTGACAATCGCGTCTCTTGTTCAAGGCTTACAAAATGGGAAATTTAATATAGATCAGGCCCTCGAAGTTATTAGACAAATGGTTGTACAAAAAACAAATATTGATGCAACCGCGCAAGGAGCTGCCATTCCGCAAACATCAGCAGATGGAATTCGTCAAAATAGTGGCCAACCTGTGCAAGCTGCCCAGGAAATCAAACAATCTATAGAGCAGACACTTGGCTCTACAACAGACGGAAATGGTGGAGCATCTTCCACTATATTAATGAATCGGATTATGGCCCAAAATAAGCCTAGTATTATCGGAGAAGCTACGAGTATTAAACAAGGTGTAGAACAACAATTAGGAAGCACAACTGATAATAATGGTGGTAATAACTCAACTTCTATGATGTTCAATAACATTATGAATAATAAGGGTAATGTGAATGGAGCGGCATTAGGGATAAAACAAAGTGTAGAAGGAACATTAGGAAGCACGACTGACGGGAATGGTGGAGCATTATTGACTAATCTCATGCAGAATAAGATTCTCGGTAACAAAGGGAATGTTGTAGGTGCGGCCACTAACGTAAAACAAGGTGTTGAAGGTACTCTAGGTAGTGCAACTGATGGAGGGGGCGGAGATAAAGCTGGTAATAAGTTTGTTAACGATTTAGGATCCAAACGTGGAGCGGCACAAGGGAGTGGAGCGAATGTTGCTGGTGGAGGTTTGAATGGACTTGGGTCCATTATTGCCAATTCCGTGGGGCTTGCATTCGCACAAGGTTTCGCCATTGGTATGGATGGGGCTTTTAACCAAGTGAGGGCGAAGGCAGCATCGTTAGCCAGTACAGCATTTAACGCGTTAACTGCTACGCTTAATGTAAACTCACCATCTAAGCTTACAAGGGATAAAGGTGGTATGCCATTTGGTGAAGGTTTTGCATTAGGTATTCAAAAGTCGGCTCCTATGGCTGAAAAAGAAAGTAAAGAAATGGGTAACAAAGCAAACGCAGCTCTTGTAAATGAATTGAAATTAAATAGTGAATCCAATAAGTTGAGATTCTCTGGTGTTCGTATGGCACAGGGAATTGCGATAGGTATTAAAAGCCAATATTCTGTTGTGCGAGATGCATTACAAGATACAGTATCAGGGGCTATGGATAGTATTCGGAGTATAAAGCCAGAAGAAATATTTAGTTTCCAAGGTGATGATCCATTAACAAAGTATTTTAATGCGATCTTTATCGATGGAGATTGGCAAAACGATTGGATTACACATATTCCAGAAAATATGCGTGATATGGTAAGAGAAATTGGACGTCAAATGGAACGATTCGAGGGACTTTCAAGTCACGATGTAGGAAATCTTTCCAGATGGAGAGAAGTGTTATCTGATAACCCTAATGTTATTCAATATAGACCTGACAATGACAATCCTGATAAGCAACCATATACAAAGTCAGGACCAACATATATAGAAATTCCCGTCATACTAGAAGGAAGGGAAATAGCGCGTGTGAGCCATCCGTATGTAACTGAATATCAAAATAGAGCACAAGCAAGAAACTCAGTCTTTTAGATTTGGGTTTTTTTCTTTTGTGTAAAAGGAGAGAGACGATGAGTTCTTTTAAATTTAATGGCGAACGAAAAAGTTATATTCATATTGAAAGAGGATGGAATCCTCCAACATGGGCACCTTTAAGGAGGAATTTTCTGAAAACCCCCGGATATCCAGGTGCAAGGTTATTAAGTACAGATACTGAACCTCGACCTCTTCCCGTCCCTGTGGGGATTATTGTACCAAATGGAACAGATTTAGAAACAGTAAAAGAAGAAATAACGGAGTGGCTTATTACTGAAAATCCAGCAGAACTGATTTTTGATGTAATGCCTGATAGAACATATATGGGAGTTATAGATGAAGACTTTGATATTGATAAATTTGTGGATATCGGACAAGGCACTTTGAAATTTATTTGTCCAATGCCGTATAAGTTAGGAAATGAGCAAACGGTTGATTTTGAAAATGACGGTCGAGGGTTAATTGCCAATGTTAAAAACAAAGGTTCTGTGCATTCCAATCCGATTATTGAAATTGATATTACAAAGCCACATACCTTTTTAGATGTATGGTTTGAAGATAAATATGCAAAGGAACCGGATTATTTCCGTATTGGAATGCCATTAAAAATGGAGCAATTGCCTGTAGAAAGAAATCAGCGTCTTATATGGGATGATATGTCCACTACTGTAGGGTGGAGTAAGGTTAGTTCTATGGAAGATGGTAATCCAGTTGGTGAAATGAAAACAGATAGTTATCAATTCTATTGTTCGGACTATGGATCGGGTAATGGATGGCATGGGGCAGCTGTTAAAAAGAGCATCCCTGGTGGACCAGTAGAAGATTTTATTATGCAAGCTCATGTTACATGTAAGAGTAAAAACATTAATGAAATGGGACGAGTTGAGATAGCGATACTCGATGAAAATAGCAAAGTTCTTTCAAAAATTGCCATGAATGACCTCTATTGGCAAGCTGAACAAAATTTTGGAACGATGGTAATTGGGTATGATAATAAGCCTGGAAAAACAGGTTTAATTTATGAGAGTGGTGATTATCCGAATACATGGAATCAGTATTACGGTAGGTTGTGGATTGCTAGAACCGGTAATGATTGGGAGGCTTATATTTCAAAGTTTCTTCCTGGAACAGAAAAAGATGATGCAGAACGCTTTGCAAGATGGACTGATAAAGACAATAAACATATGGAAAAAGCAGCTCAAATACAGATTAGTATCATGCAGTGGCAAGATGTTCCGCCAGTAGAAGCAATGACAGTTTCGGATTTGAAATTTTGGAAAGTGAATTTAAATAATCAAAATACACCACCTTATATAGTCGATGTTGGTGACAAAGTCGTGATTGATACAGAAAGCAGTCATGTCAGTATTGAAGGGAAAAACGCTATTAACATAAAAGATATTTTTAGTAATTTTCCTGTTATCAATAAAGGTACGAATAAACTTGAAATCATACCTTCCGATATAGGAACAGCAAAGGTGAAATATAGGGAGCGATTTAGATGAGAACACCAAATGGGATACTGCATGTTGTTGATTTCAAAACAGATCAGATTATATCAGTCATTCAAGCAAAAGACTATTGGGAGGATAAACGCCATTGGGAAATCAAAAACAACATTGATACGTTAGAATTTAAAACTTTTGATGGCACTCCACATGCAGTTACCTTACAACAACAGAACGTAGTATTAAAGGAAGTACGTGATGGTCGTATTGTTCCGTATGTTATCAATAATGAAGTAGAAAAAGAATCTAATGATAGAACGATTACTGTACATGCTTCTGGCGCCTGGGTTCAAATAGCCAAAGATGGGTTCATTAAACCACAACGCATAGAGAGTGAAACAGTCAATACGTTTATTGATATTGCTCTTGCGGATTCAAAGTGGAAACGTGGAAAAACCGATTATTCTTCATTCCATACAATGACTATTGATGAATTTATAGATCCGCTCGCTTTTTTAAAGAAAATCGCTACTTTATTTGAGTTAGAAATCCAATATCGTGTCGAAGTAGTAGGTTCTCAAATCACTGGCTGGTATGTAGATATGATAAGGAAACGTGGCCAAGAAACAGGAAAAGAAGTTGCGCTAGGGAAAGATTTAGTTGGTGTTAGACGTATTGAGCATTCAAGGGATATTTGCACAGCACTTGTCGGTTTTGTACGAGGTGAAGGTGATAAACCTATCACAATTGAAAAAATCAATAATGGACTTCCTTACATTATTGATAATGATGCGTTTCAACGATGGAATGAGCGTGGAAAGCATAAATTCGGATTCTATACTCCGGAGACAGAACAAGATATAACTCCAGAACGTTTACTGACTCTTATGAAAATTGAACATAAGAAACGTGTTAATACATCTGTTTCTTACGAAGTTCAAGCACAAAGTATTGGACGTATATTTGGACTAGCTCACGAATTGATAAATGAAGGTGATGCAATCCGAATTAAAGATACTGGATTTACACCTAAACTGTATTTAGAAGCGCGCGTTATCGCTGGTGATGAATCATTTACTGACCCTTCACAAGATCAATACGTGTTTGGCGACTATCGTGAAATTACCGATCCAAACGAAGAAATGCGAAAATTATACAATAGAGTACGTGCTTCTTTAGGTAATAAAGCTAATAAAGAACTATTAGAACAACTAGAAAAGTTAGCAGAAGAAGCGAAAGGGACAGCCGAACAAGCTCAAAAAGAGAGTCAGGTAGCAAAAGAATTAGCCGAAAAAGTTCAAGAAAATCTAAAAAATAATACCGTGGAAATTATCGAAGCTGTCAATCCGCCAACAACGAATCTTAAAATTGGCAAGACCTTATGGCGAGATATTAGTAACGGTAAACCTGGTATTTTAAAAATGTGGAATGGTAAAGGGTGGGAGCTTCTTATTCCTGATGTGGAATCAATTAAAAAAGATACACTAGAGCAGGTTAATAAGGATATTAAACTCACAAAAGAAGAATTAAATAAGAAAGTGGAAGCAGCAAAAGAAGAAACCACTGGACAATATAATAAAGTAACAGAAAGCCTTCAAAAAGTTACGAGAACAATTTCTGATGTACAAAGAGATCAAGGTGAAATTGATAAAAAAGTAACCCAGGTTGAACAGGATTCTGAGAAATTTAAATTATCTATTGAAACATTAACGAAAAATAGTACTGAGACTACAAGTAAAGTCAATACTTTAGTAAGTGATATAGATGGAAATAAGAAAGTTATTTCAGAAGTTAAAGAAAGTGTAGCAAACTTTAATGATGATGTAAGAAACTTGTTAATCGGTTCTAAATCTTTCGATGGAGCTTTGACCTGGGCACAAGCTGACAATCGTTGGTGGCTTAAATCAGCAGATAAAGTTAAAATTTCGAAAGATGTTTTTCAAGGAAATGCAGTCGTAGAAACTCAATCATCATGGACTGCTTTAGCTTATAACTTCAAAGATTTAGTAGATCGAAAAGTTGTCAAAGTTGGAGATAAAGTAACATATTCAATTTATACTCGTGTAAAGGGGTTACCGGATGGCCAAGATTTACAACAAACTTTCTACTTTTCACCAGATGCTACCGGAATCCGTCCAAGTAAATCTACTAATCAATGGCAACGTGTAAGTGTTTCGTTCATAGTGACAGCGGGCATGATGGCATCAACGGGAACAGATAACGAGAGTCATTTTCGTATAGAACCTGACGTAAATCCTTCTGCTGGTTGTTGGTATCAGCAAAGCTCACCGCAATTGATTATAACTATAGGTAACAAAGATTATTCGTGGCGACCTGCTCCTGAAGATCTTGCAGATGGGAATGTTTTAACCAAAGTAACAACAGAGATCAAAGAAGCAGCAGGGAAGATTAGTGAAAAGTTAACAAAAGTAGAAACAAAGGTTAATAACGATAAACCTGGAGGACGTAATCTGGTATTAGATTCAAATACTAAATACGAAAAAACAGATTATCTAATCAATCCATATTCTTTAACTGAAAATTTTGTTGCAGGTGAGGAATATACTTTTGTAATTAAAGGAAGCGTCCCACAAGGCCAACAATTTGGAATTTGGCAGAATGGTGGTACAAATCATGTTGGATATGCAACAAGTGTCTATGCTAACGGAATAACTTATGTAACATTCAAAGCTGTTGCAACTACAAGTGGGAATGAACGGAGATTAAACTTATATAATTATCCAAATAATGCTACAAAGGCAACTGTAGAATGGGTTGCTTTATATAAAGGGAATAAGCCACAGGATTGGACACCAGCTCCAGAAAATCAAGTAACGAATGATGAATTCACTAAGAAAACAACAGAGATTGAAAAAAGTGTGGATGGTATTAAAGAAAGTATTAAAACGGTAGAAAAAACACAAACCTCTTTTGATGAACGTGTTAACACTGTAGAAAAGAATGCAGAAGGAACAACTGCAAGTGTTAAGAAATTACAGGAAACACAAACTGCGCAAGGAAAGACGATTAGTGAGGCTACTACAACAATAGGTCAACATTCTGAAGCATTAAAGTTAACGATGAAAAAGAAAGATGTTGAGGATTATGTTGGTGGATTGGGTTCTATAAATGATCTACGGAATGCTGCATTCGTTCAGGGCTTCAAATACTGGTCACAAAATGGTAATAGTGCTGTTATTGACTCTTCAGTAACATACAGAGGCTATACAACAGCTAAATTACATGCGACTGGATTGAATGAAGATAAATGGTATAGCCTTCATCAAACGATAGACGTAACTGCTGGTGAAGACATTGTAGCTTCGGGTTACTTTATGTCCAATAACATAGGACAAGGTTTCGTGTTAGAAATTGAGTATCTAAATGCCCAAGGTAGCCGAGTTTCACAATCATCAATCGGTATCAATGTAACTGCGAATTCTAATTGGATTAGAGCTGTTATTGCCGGAACAGTTCCGGTTGGAGCTGTTAAAGCGCGTTATAAACCGTGGATGAGAAGAAATGGAACGTTATGGATTGCGTTACCTATGTTGCAGCGTGGTAAAGTAGCTACAGAATTTTGGCTACATCCGAAAGATCAAACGGATATTGATAAAATGATAGATGATATCGCTAATAAAGTAGCTACCGAAAAATACAATCAGAAAGTTACAGAGTTAGAAAGAAGTATTAATGCTAATGAAGAAGGCGTTACTATCATTTCTAGGAAACAGGAAAGTTTTATTAATGAGACCTATAATGCCTATGTAAAAAAAACGGAATCTAAGTTACAGGTATTAGATGAAGGGATCTTAGCACAAATTTTAAAAGACGGTATCATTACTTCTATTAATATGTCACCTGGTAAGATTATAATCGATGCTGAGAAACTGAATATTAATGCCGATACAATGGTGAAATGGTTAACTGCAAAAGGCATTGATACGAACCTTATCAGAATTGATGGTGATAAGATAACCATTGATAAAGATGGTGTAACTGTTAAAATGCTAGACTTCCTATTCCAAGACGAATGGGGCACAAAAACAACTGCGGTATCAAGACGAAACCTAATAGCAGATCCAGACTTTTCTAGTGTTACAAAGAAAAACATTGGACATTCAGATTATTATGGGTTTGAAGGTGGATACGGTCTTACTTGGAAGTCATGGGGAAATGTAGTGATAGAAAAGAATACACATATATTTGATTACGAGCAAATGGTAAATGCTGCAAGGGTAGATATGTATAACTATCCTGAAACAATCGTAAATAATGGGATACATCCTGGTAACGAATATACAGTTTCTGCTCACTTTCGAACGTCTATGATAAATGGGGTACGTAAAACAGGGAAACCACGTTTACAAGTATGCTGCGTTACATTCCGAGACAATGTAAGTTACGATATATGGAATGAACAAAAAATGGACTTTCCTGAACCGTCTATCTATTATGGAGAAATCAGAAGATATTCTTTCACTTTCAAAGTGCCGACCAACTATATTCCTCAACAACACGCATTGATTATTAAAGTTTGTTCTGGAAGTGCTGACATGAGACAAGGTACAGCACTTTGTGTAAGTGGTGTAACGCTATATAGTGGCAAATATGCATCTATGTATAATTGGGATCGTGCTGCAGCAGAAAGAGCAGATGGTATTCAGCCGTTTAACGCACTTGCTGTAGGTGGTGTGAATAATAATATAGCTCCATCACCAGACGGACAAACGTTTGATATAAGTACTGAAAAAGAAGTGAAAATCTTTAGGAATATACGAGCAATGCAAGGGATTAACTTAGGTGGCGGTGGATTCCAACAATGGGGGCATATTCGTTTTGTAGAAGGAAACCGAGGTTTAGGGTTTTATGTTTGTAACTCAAATGGATGGCACTTTAATAGTTTGGGCTAAAGAAGAAAGGAGTGATAGTATATGAATCAAAATGTACCTGTTGCACTCCCACAACCTGGGGATGTAACACCGTTTATGGGCTATCTAGTAGATTTAGAAAGAACTGATAATGGGGTCTTCGTAAATATTCCAATCAATATATTGGATAACGCGGGACTTACAAATGGTAAGAATACAGTAGAAGTATGGAGAGAGATGGATGGGACAGTAAAGTTTCGAATTGCAACGAGATGTGAAATTGAAACGTGCAAACGCGGATCTCGCCTATATGAATTGGATATGGGATTTGCGAAAAAGAATGTTTGTCTAGAGTGTTATGCATCACTTACAGGGAATTATCCATCTCAAGAACCACCAACTAAAGAAAATACAATACAAGTAGACCAGGAGCAGCCATAAGCTGTTTTTATTTTGCACAAAATACGGCTTTGAATAAATTCAAATCATAGATCAAGAGGGGCGATATCGCTTCTCTTTTTATTTTGAGGAGATGATTAGTGTGAAACGAATAGTAGACCAAGCAATTTACGAAAAGCATGTTAGCCAAGGAAATAAAAACCTAGTCAAAGATTTTCTGATTGAAAAGAAAGCACAAGGAAAAGCGGCAAGCACTTTAAAGCAATACGGTTGGGATTTACGAATTATTTTGTTTCTAATACATCAACACTTCGGAAATAAAAATCTTATTGATTTAACGCGTAAAGATATTCGGAATTTATCTATTATTTTTCAAGATATGGGGATGTCTAATGCTCGTGTGAACGGATTAATGAGTGCATTGAGGTCCGCGTTAGAGTTTTGTGCGGATGATGATGACTATGATTATGAATTTAATGTAGGTTCTCGAGTGCGTGGCTTACCTAAGAATCCAGTTAGAGAAATCACTTTTATAACAGAAGAACAAATTGAGTGGTTAATCGATGAGCTAATAGCACAAGAAAAATATATGTTAGCTACGTATCTAGCAATTTCATATTACAGTGCAGCTAGAAAAAATGAAGTTTACCAAGTTCAAAAAGAAGGTCTGACAGAAAAATATTATACAAATGTGGTACGAGGAAAACGCGGTAAGAAGTTTAGATTATATTACAATCACCGGGTGCAGAAATGCATTCGTTTATATATAAATCAACGAGGTAAGGATACTATTCCAGATTTGTTTGTGCGTGTTTATAAGAATGGTAAGAGAAAAAGATTGAATAAGAGTGTGTTTAATTATTGGTGCGAAATATTTGCTAAGATGCTGAACGAAAAGGAAGGGAAGGGTTTTAAAATGAATCCTCACTGTTTCCGACATAGCAGATTAGATAATTTAAAAGTTCAAGGAGTACCACTTGAAAAACTAAAATCACTCGCTAACCATTCTGATATTTCCACAACTGAATCTTATTTAAAAGATAGAAGTGAGGAAGATATTGCAGAAATATTTGGAATGGACCCAAGTTATTTTGCAGCTTAAAAAGGAGAGGAAAAAATGGATCGCATTGATGTATTACTGAAAGCATTTATTGCTACGTTTGGTGGCTTCTGTGGGTATTTCTTGGGAGGATGGGATGCAACATTGAAAATCTTAGTGACGATGGCAGTTATTGATTATTTAACTGGCATGATTGCAGCAGGATATAACGGAGAATTAAAAAGTAAAGTTGGTTTCAAAGGCATCGCCAAAAAGGTGGTGCTTTTTCTTTTGGTCGGAGCGGCCGCTCAACTAGATTCAGCATTGGGAAGTAACAGCGCAATTCGTGAAGCGACTATTTTCTTCTTCATGGGCAATGAGTTACTTTCGCTTTTAGAAAACGCTGGTCGTATGGGAATTCCCTTACCTTCAGCGTTAACAAATGCAGTTGAAATTTTAGGTGGAAAACAAAAACAAGAAGAGAAAAAGGGAGATGTTCAATAATGGAAATCAGAAAAAAATTAGTTGACCCAAGTAAATATGGTACAAAGTGTCCGTATACAATGAGTCCAGAATTCATTACAGTCCACAATACTTACAACGATGCTACAGCAGATAATGAAGTATCTTATATGATTCGCAATGATAACCAAGTATCGTTTCATATTGCCGTAGATGATAAAGAAGCTGTACAAGGAATTCCTTTAGAGCGTAACGCTTGGCATTGCGGTGATGGTGGCGGTAACGGAAATCGTAAATCTATTGGAGTTGAAATCTGTTACTCTCTAAGTGGTGGAGATCGATATTATAAAGCGGAAGATAATGCAGCTATCGTCGTAGCTCAACTAATGAAACAGTACAATATTCCAATTAGTAAAGTTCGCACACATCAATCATGGAGTGGAAAGTATTGTCCTCATCGTATGTTAGCAGAAGGACGTTGGAATAGTTTTATTGAAAGAGTCCAAAATGCATATAACGGTGGAGGTAGTCCAGTAATGCCAACTCCTATTCCACCTTCAAACGATGGTACAAAAGTTGCTTACATTAATGGCGATAACGTGAATTTACGAAAAGGACCTGGAACTGGATATGCAGTTATTCGTAAGTTAGGTAAAGGAGAATGCTACCAAGTATGGGGTGAGTCAAATGGGTGGCTAAACTTGGGTGGCGATCAGTGGGTATATAATGATTCATCATATATTCGTTATACAGGAGAAAATGCACCAGCATCTTCTAAACCTTCAATTGATGGCATTGGTGTAGTGACTATTACAGCTGATGTATTACGCGTTCGTACTGGTCCAGGAACTAACTATGGTGTCGTAAAAAATGTGTACCAAAGTGAAAGATATCAGTCTTGGGGATATAGAGACGGTTGGTATAATGTTGGCGGCGACCAATGGGTTTCTGGTGAGTATGTGAAGTTTGAAAAATAACACATACTACTATACAAAAGAATAGTTTTATTAAAATTTATAATAAAAACCAGAGTACTCTTGTGGAGTGCTCTGGTCACATAGGATGATTAACATATGAGAGAAACGTGTGTATTTTCATTTTATGTGTTAACCTGTTGAAATATGAGAAAAAGACACTCTCCTTGTTGAAAGTGTCTTTTTTTTTGTGGATTCTCCGATGACATTCTTAATATATGCATGGGAAAATATTATATAACTGTAAAATAAAAAGACGCCTCCTTTAGGAAAGCGTCCGGTTTATATAAATTTCTCTCGGTGTTTGTTTCATTATATGCTGTGTGGGAATGATTATTACATTCTCATAATGGTTTTATAAAAAGCTTCAGCTTGGTCTTCCCCGTGATTTAACAAAGTTAAGTACTCATCAAAAAAATCGAAGATTAGAGAAACTTGATGATCTCGTAATTTCATATGATTGACAACGTACATCGTACCTTGAACGGCAAGGTCTTCGGTATAAGCCTTTTTCTTACTCATCCATTCTTTCCACATTACTAAAGCACGTTCAATACATTGTTTATCAGATGCAAAACGTTCAAACTCCCGTTTTGTAAGCATATATATCTACTCTCCTTTTTCTTCCAACATTTCTCTATAGGTGTTCTTATAAAAATCAAATAGTCCCTGATTATTTAATTCTTGAAGGGTATGATGTATCACAGTAGTTGTAATCGGTTGTGAAAAGCCAGCAGCAATAGCTGGTAGCTCTATTCTCTCTGAATAATAGCAAATGTAGGCCAAGTCGTATTCTTTGAATTTTTGCATACCATTCTCCTTTCTGCTCTTCTCAATGGAAGGTATGGGCTTTAAGGATTAGTAGAATAAATGAAAAGAAAGGCTCGCGAAAATAGAATCAGGTGCCAATACAGCAGTATGTTTCATAAATTCCCTTCTTAAAATTATTATACAATACCTGAAATGATAAACAATTAAATAATTTGAAATTTAATTGGGATATACAAACTATAAACCTACCCTAATAATCTTCAGTATTTAATACAAGCCCATTTCATCAGCCTCTTCTTTAGATATTTTAAGCTCACTTTCGGGAATGAAAGTGTGCCTCGTTGTATAGATATTTGTAGAAGGTTCCTTTGACTTATCCTCTTCTAACCAATTATAAAAAGGCACTTTGGTATGTGGCTTTGACGCATCAGAATTACTTGTGTTCGCTTTTTTTGGTACTTTAGATATTTTAATGTTATCGCTGTAAACTTTCGAAAATAAAGCTTGTACATTGTCTGTAAGAGTGCCATTACTTTTTAAAAATCTATCAACTTTACCTAGCGCATTGAATGCAAGACAAAATAAACCTTTATCGCAATTGCTACCCACACGTAACCCGATGATAGATGCGTTGGTTTTTAAAATAGGGTGATACGTTCCAGCTTTGATTGTATGGTACATCATTTCTTGGTATTCATTCACATAGTACACATGGATTCTTTCGAACTCTTTTTTGACATCGTTTTGTGCTTCTTTTAATTCATTTTCAATCGATTCCATTAAGGATACTCTATCATTATTTTTTTCTTGTTTTAAAGAATTAAAAGAGTTAATAGAGTTAATAGAGTTATTATAGTTAGAACTCGTTTTTTCGGTCTCTAGCCCTACAGCTTCAATGGTTTTAGTGTTTTTCTGTTCTGCAACCTGTCCTGCATTTAGTTCTGCAATTTGTTCTGTATCTATATAAAATACTTCTTTCATAATGGTTGTAAAATTAGGATGCATTTTCAGTACAAATACGTATTTGTTTTTTCCATCAGCTAATCCAGCAACTATTACTTCCCCAGTTTCTTTTAATGCACGGACAGTTGCATTTACAGTTCTTACAGAACAGGAAGCTTTGGCTGCTAATGTTTCAGCTGAAATTTTGCATATACCATTACCTGAGAGCATGTATACGATGTGATCCATAACTTCTTTTCGTTTAGAGCGCGCAGGAAATAGGCTTTCAAAACTTTGATTGTTATCGTAGGCACGATTTCTGATAACATCAATAATTTCATTTTTCTTTTGAGTGCTTAATCTGTTTTGCTGCATGTATTTTTGAATATCTTTATTATAGGCTGTGATTTTTTTCAT